ATTTCATGGGAAAATACAGGACTTATGGAAGAATTTAAAAATATTACTTTTTATGATTATTCAAAAATCTATAAAAGGGCTTTATCTTATGTTAATGGGAAGTTACCTAGTAATTATCATATTACATATTCATTAAATGAAGATAATAAAAAAGAAGCATTTAATATTTTAAAAAAAGGTGGGAATATATCGGCTGTATTTAGAAAATCTCTACCGAAAAAATACAAAGGATATAAAGTCATAAATGCAGATTTACATGATTTGCGATTTTTAGATATTAAAAATACGATTGCCGGATTAGTAGCAAAAGGAAAAGCCAGAAAAGATTATTCTGGTTTTGTGCTTGACAATTAATTACTCCCATGTTAATGGGAAATAAATCATAACAAGAAAGGAAAAATTATGGCTGAAATGAAAGTATATCAAAGAGATCATTTTAGAAGTAAAATTAATGATCTTTTAAATCCTGAAATAGAGAAAGAGGAAATGTTGTTGTCCTCTACTATTGCAGATATGACGGAATCGGCAGAAAAAAATCTAGCTAAAAAGATTGGGGCTGATATAATTATAACTGATTTAGAGAAAGCTGAACAGGAACTTGAAAAAGCTAGAAACAAAGCTAGAACTTTTTTCAGGCGTGTTTCAAGAAAAAGAGTGTCTTATAAAAACTCTTTAGACTATAATTTTGATAGACATGAAAGATCAAGCAATATTACTCCTAAAAAATGTAATGAACAAATTAGAACTTGGGCTGAAAAATTGGCTGAAAAAGAAGCTGAAAAACTTCCTATTGGAAAGCGTATATCATATTTAAGGGCTGTTAAAACTAACGCCAACGATAGCGTTATGGAAGCTCACGTTGGTTCAGATTTAAAAGATTTACTAGGTGATATATTAAAACCACTTGGATTGTCTTGGCAACGTCCACTTCCGGCGATTGCCCCTCCTAGTGAAGATAGACCAGAAGATTAAAATTTATTATCTTGACACTATCTCAATATCATGGGATAGTGTCATTTTAAGAAAGGGAATTATGAGTGCTATAAGTGATTTAAATTTAAGTATTAGAGAACTAATATTTGAGGGAACGCTAGAAGAAAACATAAAAGAAAATGTTGGAACGAAAATAAAAATAAGAGATCATATTCATGTTGTAACTGAAAAAGAAATAAGAGATTATTATTATTGGTATAGAGAAGATGAGTAATATTGAAAATGAAAGAATATTAGAAAATCTTTATGAGAAATATCTCGATTTAGGTTATGATGAGGACGTGGCTCAAGAATTAGCATTTGAAGAATTTTATAATAATGACTACTAAACCAGAAACAAAATTTGGGCGTGAGATTATGAAAAATATCAACGCTTATTTAGAAAGATTTGAAACGTATGGAAAAGTTGGCGTCCCCGACTTATACGGAATTCATAATGGCGTCGTTATTTGGCTCGAATTAAAATGTATTAAACAAAATTCAATTAATCTTTCACCTTTTCAAATCTCATGGAATTGCAACAATTTTCGACATGGTGGGAAAAATTATTATATTGTCAAAGATACGAGGTCAAAGGTTCTCAAACTGTACGACGGCAACAAAGGTATAGAACTCATGGAAAAGGGCTTTAAATGTCCGTGTAGCTTGGAACTTGAGCCACCAACCGACTGGAAAAGATTAGAGAAATATTTATTTGAACAGAAAGGAAGAATATGACGGTCAAAGAATTAATTGAAGAATTATCAAAGTTTCCACAGGATAAGAAAATTGTCGTGTGGAATGAAACATTGGATGATAATTATTGGCGCATAGATATAAGCGAAGATGAGATTAATAATACTGATGTGGTATTATATCCTCATTAGAAACTTGACATTTGTCACAATGTCCTATAACCATGGGATAAAGAAAGGAAGTACAATGAATAGTTTAATATATAGAGGATATGAGGTTCTTGATAATAAAAAATCTTATGGTGTTTATGGCGACAATGACGAATTAATAAGAATATTTTTTAAAGACGAAGCAACCATAGAAGATGTTTATAAACATATAGATCTTATGAGAAAGGAAGAAAGTGCCTGATTTAAGAATACAACCGGCCATTGATAATGGTGATCTAGATCCAAAACAATTAGAACTTGATTTTAATAACAAGGAACTTGAACCAATAACCTTTGGCAATCAATCAATAAACTTTAATGAATGGTTAAGCTTTATTAAATCTAATAGATTATTGGAAGGCCATAAAAATGACAAATAAGAAACTAGAACAAATTAAAATTATTTCTAGGCAAATGAAAAAACCATTAAATGAAGTTATTATGATTTCAAGTATGGTGGATAAGCGTTGGTGTTCTAGATTTTTAAGTAGAGCAAAATGGATTTTAGATAATGATACTTATGTAATAAATGGTAATTATAAATATCCTGAATTAAATGGTTGTTGTCTGCCTAGTAGTATTCCACGATTAAAAGATTTATAAATAGTTTCATAACCTCCTGACTATGAAAAAAGGGCGATTGACTCAATCGCCCTTTTCCTATAAAGATAGGATAATAGAAAGGAACATTATGATTGAAACAGTAACGAGAACCAGATTTATTAACTGGTTCAGACAATCTAACACTTATAAAAATCAATTTAGCTTTGAAGCTCAATTTGCTTTATATGATTATTTTGAAGAGTTAGAACTGGATACAAGCGAATCGCCGTTAAATTTTGCGACGGCGATTAATAATGCACAGCTTCAATTTGATCCGGTAGCCATTTGTTGTGATTATACAGAATATGAAAACATTGAGGAATATAACAAGAACTATGAACCGGTTGAAAATCTTGACCAGATCAGAGAACTGACAACAGTTATTGAAATACCACAAAACAAAGGTTTTATAATACAGAATTATTAACCTTGTTTCGTGGTCCGAGTTCTGATAGACTAGGACCACGATTAATAGAAATAAGAAGGGAGACATTATGGAAGAATTAAAAGAAAAAAAACTTTATAATTATAGTTATAATATAAATGTTAACTATTGGGCTGATGTGTTTGATGATGGTCAAATAAATACTAATGAATTTTTAGTTGTGCCTATTGCTTTAAATGACGAGGTTAAAGAAGCATTAAACAAGAATATTAAATCACTTGTTAAAAAACATATGGACAAACAACAATATTAACCAACCACCACGAACCGAGAACCCCTCAACCTTGAGGGGTTTTTTATAACCATAATAACAAGGACGCGATCTATGAATATTACTATTATTGATTGGATATTAAATAAAATACTTGAACTTTTACAAAGAAAAAATTAATATAATCAAAAGAAAGGAAACATGTGGACAAATTACATTTATCTGAAACTGATTTTAGGTGTATTAATAGAGCTTTAAAAGAATTTTTAAAGTCTAGAGAAAATAGTATTTATGATTTTTCTCATTATATAGAATTACAAGATAAAATAGAAAATCATATATTATTTAATAAAGAAGCTTTAAAAAAGCTTATTGAGGTAAAGTCTATTAAATTTGAATAACTAATTACTATTCAAGATCCAAGAACCCTGCTCAATGTAGCAGGGTTTTTTTATGTCCAGGTCATTGGCCTTTGTCCTGGACTCTCCGGCTGCAGCTAACACACACTAACACAAAATTAACACATACCCCTACACCCCTAAATAATAAATAAGCTACAGTTTTTTTTCTTACTCCGGCCCTGTTTGACAGAAACGCATACCCTAAAATTTGTACCACCCCTAAATAATATATTGGGACCCCTATTTCTTGATTATCCCATAAAAATAATATATAAAAATTTTATAATGGTTAATCAAAGCGAAGTTCAACTTCAAGAACAATTAATTCAGGAACATTTAAAAAAACTAGATTCTGCAGAAAAAAACTTTATACCTTTTGTCAGACATGTTTGGCCAGACTTTATCTCTGGATATCATCACAAAAAAATTGCAAAAAAATTTGAGGACATAAAGGATAAAAAAATAAAACGTTTGATTGTAAACATGCCACCCAGACATACAAAATCTGAGTTTGCTTCTTTCTTGTTTCCTTCTTGGCTCGTGGGCAATAATCCACAACTCAAGATAATACAAACAACACACAATACAGAACTTGCAGTTAGGTTTGGTCGTAAGATGAAGAATCTTATTGATAGTCCAATCTACCAACAAGTATTTAATGAAGTCGCAATATCCGCGGACAGTAAAGCGGCTGGCCGTTGGGAAACAAACAAAGGCGGCGAGTACTTTGCAGCGGGCGTTGGTTCAAGTATCACGGGCCGTGGAGCAGACTTACTCA